ATGGAGAATGGCAGAGCGCGTTATAGGTGGCAAAAAACACTTGTATTAACGCCTGACGAGGGTAAAAGCTTAGAGAAAATCTATACGCAATTAGGCTGTACAAACGTAAGTCAATTTTGTAAGGCAATATCACATGGAGAACTTGAAGTGAGTAAGTGTGATATGCCACCAGATAATAAAATGCAAGCCTTCTCACATTATCGCAACGTATATAAGAATTTAGATTAAAATCGTAAATATCAACCCTAACCCTAAAGGCCATGCCGTGCGCGTGGCCTTATTTTTATGCTCACAAAAAGGGGAAACGCATATGAAATACTATCGTATCAAGCCGGAGTATGACAATGCCCGCTTGCTGAACCGGGCAAAAAGAACCTTTGACGGCATACTTATCGGCAACGAATTGTATACCGTCAGGGAATGGGAAAAGTTGGTGCTGAAATATCGCGTGTCGGAAGCGGTGTGCGATATCGTAAACATAAAACCCAAGGAAACATATTGGTTCTTTGGCGCAAGATTCGCAAATTAGGAGGAAACAACAATGTCTAAATGGGAAATCATGCAGCGCGTGGCAGATACGCGCAAGGAAATCGAAACGTTTGCGCAAGACTGGGCGGACGTGCCGGGCGGAACACGCAACCCGCTTGCCGTGGCCGACTGGGAAAGACTGTGGCGGCAACTGGATGAACTGTTCGCGGCCTTACGGGGCTGTGCCGTGGCATAGGAGGAAAACCATGCAGCAAATCATAACCAATAAGATTAAATGCAAGAAGTGCGGGGACGTGATTGAAAGTAAAGCGCTACATGATTATGTTGCTTGTAGGTGCGGCGCTTGCGCCGTGGACGGCGGGCATGACTATCTGCGACGACTGGGAAACCCCGATGACTGGGAGGAATTGAGCGAAACCATGGAAGAACCCGACTTAACGCTGGAGGAATTTCAGGCCAAACTGAAACGCCAGCAAAGCGTTGATAAAGCCTTGGCCATTCTGCTAACGGCAACGGACGGCGTAAATAAACCATTTCAAGATGCGCTGGACGAATATGTGGCAGGGGAAATCACATTGGACGAGTTAGAGGCTCGTGTAGATAACTTAGAATTCTTGGACGCTTAATGGCGTCTTTTTTTATAAGGAGATAATAAAATATGAAACACTATAAGCTCCGCCCGTACAGCGTGGCGTGGTATGCGGTGCAAACGGCAGGAATCGTCTTTTTAATCGTCACATGGTATATAATATTCGTGCTCATCTCAGCTATGTAACAAAAGAAAGGGGAAGTGAATATGGAAAAGTATATTTGTGCGAACTGCGGTGCGGTAATCGAAGACGAAGAAGCAATGATAACGGCGCAGGATGGCAAAACATTTTGCAATGAGGAATGCGCTGAGGAGAAGGACTATGTGCAGTGCGAGCACTGCGGGGAATGGACAGATGACTGGATAGAGACGACCGATGACCGCTGCTTTTGTAGCAAGGAATGCGCCGAAGAAATGGGTTATCACAAGTGTACGGACTGCGGTGACTGGGAACCTAACTGCGTGGAAGTGCCGAACCAAGGCATGGTGTGCGAATACTGCCGCGAGCATGGCTCCTATCATCAGTGCGAGGATTGCGGTGACTGGTGCCGTGATTTTGATATGAGCTGCGATGATAACGGAATATGGGTGTGTGACTGGTGCTATAACGCAGGGTGGAATACTTGCGACAACTGCGGATGCTTGGTGCATGATGATGATGTTCACATAATCGACGGCTATATCTACTGCGAAGACTGCGCGGAGGAAGTGGAATCCGCAACTATTCACGACTATTCGTACAAGCCAGACCCAGACTTTTATGGGAAGCGGGAGGACTTCGCTCACGGCACACCGCTGTATATGGGCGTGGAGTTGGAAGTGGACAAAGGCAAAGACCCGGAAAAATTGGCCGAGGAATTGCAGGATAATGTGCCGGAAATCTACTGCAAGCATGACGGCAGCCTCGAGGATGGCGTGGAAATTGTGTCCCATCCCTGCACACTTGCCTACCACATGGACGAACTTGATTGGGAATGGATACGGAAGAAATGCTGTGAGTACGGGTTCACATCACACGATGCCGGAACGTGCGGCCTGCATGTGCACGTCAACAGAGATTTCTTCGGCAATACCCAAACTGAAATCGACTTGAATATCGCCAAGGCCGTGCTGCTGGTCAATCGGTTCTGGGAATCACATATGATACCGTTCAGCCGCCGCACGGAAGAACAGCTAAACCATTGGGCAAGCAAGAACGAAATCGCGCTGGAGGATGATGACAACGATGCCACACTTGCCAGCAAAGCGCGTGATCTACGCAACAAAGGCCGATATTACGCCGTCAACCTAAGAAACGACAACACGATAGAGTTCAGACTGTTCCGAGGAACACTAAAAGCAAGCACATTCAACGCAACACTTCAATTCGTAGACACCCTTTGCCGATTTGCTAAGAAACTAAACATCAACGATATAAATAAAACCACATGGGAAGATATATTCCGCGACGTGGATTACCCAGACCTTATTGACTATTTGACCAAGAGAACAACATTCCATAGACAACAGGAGGCAGCATAATCATGTGCATCATAGTAGTAAAGAAGGCCGGCATAGCAACACCCAGCGAGGAAATGTTCGAGAATATGTGGAACCATAATCCGGACGGCGCAGGCTTCATGTACACGGCCAACGGCGGCGTGTGCATCGAGAAAGGTTTCATGGAATATTAAAGACTTCTATAAGGCATATAAGCGCGTAGAGGGCAAAATAGACACTGTGCAGACGCCTATGGTATTCCACTTCCGCATAACCACACACGGTGGCACATCGCCTGAGAACACACATCCGTTCCCTGTGACGGACAATCTGAGTATGCTGCGGAAACTCATGTGCAAAACCAGTCTGGGTGTGGCGCACAACGGCATACTGAGCGTGCAGCCGAGGAGCGGCATAAGCGACACGATGGAATACATACTGACCCAGCTCAGCACCATGAAATGTATCAACAAACACTTCCCGCAGGACAAGTATTTCCGCAAGCTGATAGAAAACGAAATAGGCGGCTCACGGCTTGCATTCCTCGATATGGAAGGTAACATCAGCACCGTGGGGGACTTCGTGACAGACGAGCAAACCGGATTGATGTTCAGCAATACGTCCTACAAGACACCGAAATACTGGACTCCGACCAAGAGCGTGTGCGACATTTTTGACCTTGGCGGCACAGTGACCCTTGACGGCAACAAATACAGCGACTACGGCGAGTTTTACGTGGATAAAAAGGGAAATGTGTATGGCTACAACTGGGAGGATGACATGCTCTATCCCAGCGAGCGGGCAGAGTTGGAGGGCGGAGCCAAGTACGATTCAAAGCTGGCCGAGCTGATGCCGTATTGCATGGATATCAGCTTTGAAGAATTGCTGGACTACGAGGATGAATACGATCGCTGCTATTGGTGTGGCGAGATAAAGCGCAAGGATAAGCTGGAACACACGGAAATAGGTATGCTGTGCGAGGATTGCATGGCAGAGCTGGAAAGGTAACAATGACCAAGGAATTTGAAACACGAATACAAAAAGAGAGGATAATTGATACCAAGATTTATCGTTATGTTTATGAATGCGACTTCGATAAGGCTGTAATTAAGAGGCTGCCCATAAGGGAGCTCGATACCACAGCAGCACTAACAGATTGGGAAATTGTTAAGATATACAGGTGAGGTGATATAATATGGCTAACAGATCATTCTATGTGGATGAGATATACCGCAACGAAAACGACGATTTCTATACCGGCTTGGCACTGGAACACAACGAGTGGCTCAAAGATAGATATAAATTTGAAAAGGTGGCAGATCCGTACACGACTTGTAAGGGCAAGACTGTGCGCTGCGAGTACAGCCAGATATTCTATCCAGACAGTAATATGCTGCTCTGCAACGAAATTGCGAGCGTGGATGGGAACCTGTATGACAACATTGAGAGCGGTGAGCTGTACCGCTACTACGATGCCGACGGCAACGAGGTGGACGCGGATGACGATTGGGAGAATGAGGAACCAATAGAAATCTACCAGTATTATCTGATTGACCGCGCCACGGCAGAACGGCTGAAGGAACACACGGACGAAATCATCTTCTACTGCGAGATGCTTGATCTGTGCGTGCTGGGTGTGACGCACTGGGGCACCGGCTGGGATTATGTCGAGACGGACTTTGTGTATTGAGGGGAAGGGAGATGTGAATAACGTTTGAACAGGAGTATTTTGGCTTATTTGGTGTAGATGTAGAAAAGTAAGGAGGAATAATAAATGGCAGTGAAAGTATATAGTGTATACGGTCTTATTAGCGAGTATCAGCGTATGCATCCTAACGGGCACTTTTTTGACAGAGATACACTCAAATTCTTTGGGGAAACGGTAAGCTCCATGCGGCTATTGAAGGGAACTGTGAAAGTGACGGATAGTATGGGCGAAGAACACACCTGTTATGTTCTCAGCAGCTTGCAAAAGAAACACCCAATGGGGCCGCGCCGTGCGTACCATCATTTTGATGTGGAAACACTGGAACATGTTGTGAAGTAAGGAGGGGGTAAAATGGATGCAAACCGTAAAGTATACGCTCGCCAAGTGCCATGGGAGTGGCAGGAAAGCCCGTGGGATGACGAACAGCTCAAGACAAACAAGGCCGCGCTGTACGGCAATAGGTCATACGGAAGATACGTTTTTGATGAGTTTGAGCAGGTAGTCAAAGCGCTTGAGGAAATGAATTGGGAAGATGTTGGTGCTGCCCGCCTATACAGTACCGAACAGGAAATGCTTCTGGATTATGTGCCGCCTGTAGGCAGGGACTCCTACACCAATGAAGAAATCGAGGCATGGAAGTTTGCCTGCCAGATGTATAACCCGGACTATGGTCGCAATGCGCAGTGGGGAATCTGTATGGGCCTAACCTTGATGCTGGGCAAGGAATATGACTATAAACCCCTGCGCGGCTCTTGTCAAAGCGATTGGATTTACTTCATCTATCCGACCGACCTGTACAATGACGAAGCGGTTCACTGCCTCGAAACGGAGTTCTTCAACACCGGCGCGGAATGGATAGTGCATGATGAAGATACTGTGCCGGAGTGCGCCGAGAATGTATGTGGATATAGTTTCTACGTTTATGACAATACACGCAAGGAAATAGCGGAGGCCGAGGGCGTTGACCCGGAGGACGTGGTGCTGTGGGGATACGATGGGATGCGGTCAATACCAAAATATAAGATTAGTTAAGGAGGAGCAATAAATGGCATATACAATATACCCCTACGGTATGAACAATAGGTACACAACTAAAAGCGTAAACGACAATATATCAAGTATCATGTCACGGATGGTGCAGATTGCAGGGCGATTATGCGAGAACTATGCAAGCGATATTTACTATGCATTGTGTAACTATGATAATGCTGTGCGTGAGAACTATGAGCATGACAAATTGATAACGTTTCACGAGAGCGGCGTAATCGAATGCAAAATAGAAAATGGTACCGTAGACAGTAGACCCCGAGGCATTCAGTATTGGAGACTGTCTTGGAGCCCTCAAAAGAAGGAGGGCGTGTTTACAAGAGTTCGTTTGTAGGAGGAACGGTAAATGATACACACAGGTCATATTAACGAGGGCTATGAAATCAAGATTTTCCATGAAATTGGCGATGCGGGCGTTGCAATAGGTATGCGGTCTGGCATCAAAAACGATCCCGCCCCGTTTGTGGTGTGGAATTATGTTTATAAGAATGGTGTCCCATCATTTTATTGGGGCGCATATTCGGATGAAAAACTACAGGCTATAACAACATTTGTAGAAAGAGCACGAGCGTTAGTGTCGAAGTTGGATTGGTTCGCATGGTGCGCATTGAGAACGCAGGAGGAATTAAAATGATAAGCTACATTAAAGACGCAATTCAAAGTGGGTTGTACCAAGACTTTTGGGGCGAGGACAGCCTGTTGGTGGATGGATTCCACGAGCGTTATGGCGAACAGCTAACTTGCGAGGGATTCTGTGCCTACCCAAGTAGTACGGATGATAATGTGGTATATGTTGATATTGGAGAGGATTCAGTTCACAGGTTCAAGATAACAATAGAGGAGGTCTGAACTATGACAAACACTTATGGTATTACAATGAAGGGGCTGCGGGACGCGGCAAAAGCAACTAAGCGCCTGACTGGTGCAATACGCGAGCTTTGGCCGGGCGAATACTAAATTAGAAAGGAACCGAACTATGTTTGAAAATTATCTTTGTATCAATGGTAAGAAAACGAAATTGACTGACGAGCAGATGCGGCAACTTGGCATAACGCCTGTTGAAAGTGAAATAGCAAAGATGTCCCGCATTTCTAAAGCGGGAGAAGCAGAAGCTTACTATAATGTACATGATACCATTGTAGTGGATGGTATTACATTTGAGATTGTGGGCATAGGTCACGATATAGACGCTTTAACCGGAAAGTATAACACTATTACGCTGAGGCAGGTGGATCATATAAAAAAGAGTCGCATAGATCCCGGTTCTTGTCCTGATGGATTTGCTGCCTCTGAATTGGATAAATTTCTTATAAAATCGCCCCAGAGTTGGATTCCTGAGTCAATATTGCCTTATGTGCGTACAGTGTCGAAAGAATATGTAATGCATAATGGTAGTATTAAAGTTATGTGTCGCAAACTATGGGTGTTTTCTGAAAGCGAAATGTTTGGCAGTGCTATTTATTCGCCTGCTGAAGATGGTAAGCGGTATGAGGCGTTCGCAACGCGCAGGGATAGAATTACTTTTGGCAAGAAGGGCTCCGCTTGTTCGGCTTGGTTGCGTTCCGCGTATTTCGGTGACTCCCGCTTCTTTTGTGTGGTCGACACTTCTGGATTCGCGAGCTATAGCTATGCCTTGGACTCGTATGGCGTGGCGCTGGGCTTCTGCATTTGATATTGAATCGTTAATTCCCCGCCCATAAAGGGCAAATATTAAAGCGACAGGAGGAACGGAATGTATTTAATGAGTACAGATATGCTATGCGAAGGAGAAAAAGAATGTATCGAGTAATACAAGACCTGACCCGCGATGAACTGGATGAGCTGAAACTGAGTTATCTGATGGTGTTGGAGAATGACACTGAGTATCCAGCGCTTTTGCCAGACCCAGATGACATCCCTGATGAAGCACTGTTTGAGTATTATGACGGTATGATGTTTTCGGAAGATGATTTCTTTTGTAACCTTGAGAAGAAGGAAACGGAATGACACAGTACGATACCCGCAAGGAAGCGGAAGAAGCCTGTCACGGCAATGAACCCATTGTCAGGGTTTGCGGCGGCTGGCTGGTGATGACATGGCAGGAGCTGCATGTGTGGGAGCTACAGAAATAAGCAATTCTTATATCGGCTCCAAATACACGTTATGAGCAATTCTGTATCTTACACAACCAATCTATCTACAAAATAATAAAAACGCCGCAGAGGGGCTATTTGAGGCTCTGGTGGCATCTGAGGAGGTATAACTATGTATTTTGAATTTTATCCCAAACGACTGATTGCATGGATTATCGTTATCGTGATACTGACGCTGTTATCTAACTGAGGAGGAAAAACAATGTTTCACTTAATGGCATACAACAAAGATCAAGACAGATATGATGAATGGCAATCCGGTACGCTTCAGGAGATACAGGCAGAGGCATTGTTTTGTCGGGACTTGCTGCGAAGCGATGATTTGAGAGATGCCATTGGTGAACCATATGATTGGATGGAAATATGGGATAATAATGGCACGAGAGATATCATAATCACATGCGACGAAATCAAAACTGACGCTGTTATCTAACTGAGGAGAAAAAGTAATGGTAAAGGTCATAAGCAATGATACAAAAATCAAAATAGAAACGAGTCAGGGCACGCTAATTGCGAAGCTTTGCGATGACCCGAACTATCCCGGCATCTGGTTGGAAATTGATAGGCCGGAGTTCGGCAACAGTATGGCGGTGGCAAAGCTCGAAGTGTATGAAGACAGTGGCCGGGTGGTGCTGGATGTGTACAGCGACGCTTTGCAGGATGAAGTAACAGAGCAGATACCGATTGAGAATCTTGATGCTTGGGAGGAAGAACAATGACGGTAGACCTTATCAAAGATATTGTAAATTGGTGTCAAGATAAAGGTTTTGCGGATTGGGAGATACTGGAAACGTTGATAGAAGTATTGGCATCTGAGGAGGAAGAATAATGGGTTATTACAGTGATGTGGCGCTGACGTTGCGCAAGGAAGATGCAGTCGAATTGGTTAGAAAAGCGAAAGTAGAATGCGATAGCGCATACAAAACTCTATCGGCGGCGAAGATAGTTGACCATGATGAATATGTATCGTTCGTGTGGTACAGCATCAAGTGGTACCACTTTGACGATGTGGTATTTATAACCAATTTCTGCCACGAGTGCGATGATTACTCACTTAAACGCATAGGTGAGGAATACAGCGATATAGACGAGGAGATGGGCGGTGAGGATTACGACATGGCAGATTGTTGTATGATAGTACGCGACTTTGAAATAGGCTCCAGTAAAGGTGAGCTTACTATTGACAAGTTGGTGTGGGAGGAACAGTAAATGACCGACAACGAATACATATCCGCCTTAAAGCTGCTCATAGATTCCGCCATAAGCGTAGGCAGAGACTGGCTCTGGAATGACAGCGACATCATGGATACGCTGACGGATGAAAACGGGTTCGGGCAGACATACGATGACTTTGTTATGGCGGGGTTCAAGGAGATGGCAGATGAATATTTTCATTGATACAGAGGCGATGCGGTTTGTGACCGAAAAGGAACTGCGGCAGGAGCTTGAACAGCTCAAGCGGGAGCAGCCGGAAGAATATGATTACACCTTTGAGCAGTACATACAGAACTGCACAAGCAAGAATGGCACATTGGAGGAGACATGAAGGAATATATATTTGAGATACACTACTGTAACTGTAGTATAAAGAAAGACGATATTGTCCGGATAGCAACACCAGATAGCGTTAGCGAAGATAAGACCGTTGAGGCATTCAGAACGGCCATGCGTAGGGCTCAGGAAGAATACGAAACATGGATTCAAAGTGAGGATGATTCTCGTGACATATATGATGTAGACACGCTTATCGATAGGTACTTGGATGAAGCTGTTCGGGAAATAGATGGTGTATGGGATGGTAGGAAGCACATTGATGGGTTTTATGCCATAGGCGATTAAGGAGGGCATATGAAACTGTACGTCAGCTCTGCCACGGGCAATATATATGATGAAAACACCCTGCGCGAAACCTTCTTTATGATGCGCAACGCCGCGCCACGGGAATATGATTACAGTTCCGATGAGTATATTCGCAGGAAAGTGGAGGACAAGCAAGAGTTGTATGAGCTAACGCCGGAGCAGATGATGAGCATAATGGTGTCGTTGCTGGCGGCAAACAAGCGAGAACAAGCAAGAGAATTAGCGGTAGCATGGAGGGCATAAATGAAATACCATATGGATACTCACTCGCTCATAAGCGTGGCAAATTATCTTGGTTTTCTTGAAGGTACTGGCCGCATGGAGATAGATGAGGAAGACCAACTGTACGGCATAATGGAGCAAATAGACGAGGATGTCAATAAAGCATGTGAATCTACTTTGGATTCGGGATTCGACTTTTGGACTGAGGTAGACCACTCATTAAGACAGCAAGGGGTATTAAAGAATGCCAAGTAACTTACTACAATTCAAGCCGCGAGTGGTGGAAACGCCGTACATACTCATCTGCGCCAAGTGCGGGGAGGAAAACGAAGGCACGGCGAATTTCTGCTCACATTGCGGCAAAGCGTTAAGGCCGCAGTTGCGCAGCACCAAGCAACAGTACGCGCCGCTGACTAAGCACACAAAGGTTCCGCTCAAAACAATGGCCGAGATAACCGCCATGGAACACTCTTTGCAGGACACCAAGCGCAGGCGTCTCGCGTACAGGAATCTGGTTTTGTTCCGGCTTGGGTGTAACGTTGGCTTGCGCGGCGGGGATTTGGTGCAGCTCAAGGCCGGGCAGTTCATTGGCAAGGACAGCAGCCCCAAGGATACGGTGTATGTCATCGAGCAGAAAACTGGCAAGGGCAGGGAACTGAAGATAAGCGACGAGGTGGCGGCGATGGTCGCCCAGTACACGGATGATATGCATCTGGAGAGCGATGATTTCCTATTCGGTTCGCAGAAGGGAGGATGCTTGACCCGCAAAACGCTCAACGATGACATAATCGTTCCGGCGGCAGAACGGCTGGGGTGGAATCCGCTGCTGTATGGCAGTCACACCATGCGCAAGACATACGCTTATCGCTTCTACACGCAGGCACAACATCTGAGTCAAGAACGTGGGTATAGGGCGCTGTCGATGCTCTGTAAGGAACTGGGGCATAGCAACGAGGCCATAACGCTTTGCTACATAGGTATCGAGGCAGAGGAAATCAAAGAGATATGTAACCTGTCGGCAAAGGACTATGATTGGGCTTTTGCGCAGGCATTACGGGATGAATTAGGGGAGGATTAACATGGAAAACATCGAAAAGGGATTCCGATATATGGGGCAGTTGGGAATGTTTGTTACGCTTTTAGGCGGGTATTCAATGTTCACAGTAGAGGACGATCCGGATAGTTATTCAATAGGTGTTCCCGTGCTCAGATTTAGGGAATCAGGACTGGTTCCAGAGGCGCAAGAGGCGATACATAATGTGGAAGCAGAATTTGGAAATGACGCAGTAGTCTGGTTCTTTATACATGACTGTTATAAGATGAAAGATGAAGAGCGCAAGGAAAGGTTTACGTATCTGCTGGTAACAAATGAATCCCCAGACGATTTGCCGCAAATGGACGAACAGCCTGGCAAGGAAAATGGCGACATACTCTGGCGAGCATTCGGTTGTACCAAGAACGCAAACGAACCATACGATTCTGAGTACGGGGAAATAATAATCAGAAGTAATGGCGGCTCGGTGTGTCGAGCGTGCTAAGGATTAGGAACCGCAGATAGCGGTTCTTTTTATATGTTGCAGGGAGGAGCGAGATATGTATCAAGGCACACGAATTGCATTGGCGAACGATAGCACACACACTGGCACGATTGTGGGTCATGTGCGAAACACCGGAGAGATAATCGTGCAGTGGGACGGAGTGCGCGGCACGGTATCAATAAGCAAACAGTTGCGGCTGTGCATAGTCGGCTTCGACCCAGTGAAGGGCAGCAAGCGCGGCGTGTGGCGCAGAAAGGAACGCCAGAGAGAATGGGAAAGGTGGTTTTAACACACAAAACCAGAATATGCGTTTTTGCATGTTGAAAACATGGGCTTTTGTGGTATATTAACATGAAATGCGTGATTAAAGAATAGGAAGTGACTATGATCTGAACCCAAAAAGTTAGACACGAAATCGATATCAAGCGGCATCAAGGGCTTGCTTTCTGTGAACAGCAGGAGGTAAGCCCTTAAGCTTTGCCTTGATTCTACAGTTGTTGTAGTAATCAAGGTACTCGATCAGTTCTTGCTTGAACTGCTCTATAGAGTCAAACTCTTTCAGATAGAGCAGTTCACTCTTGAGAATCCCAAAGAAATTTTCCATCACAGCATTATCAAGGCAGTTACCTTTTCTGCTCATGCTTTGAATGATCCCATTGTCATTAAGCAGCTTCCGGTAGTGCTTGTGCTGGTACTGCCAGCCCTGATCCGAGTGCAGGATCGGTGCTGCCCCGCGGGGCAGCACGGCCAGCGCTTGCCTCGCCATATCTATCACCATGGATAGAACAGGACGGTCAGAGATTGTATAGCTCACGATGTCGCTTGAATGAAGATCAAGGATCGGCGACAGATAGAGCTTCTGTCCAAAGAGGGAAAACTCCGTGACGTCAGTCACCCATTTCTCGTTCGGTGCCGTCGTGCTGAAATTCCGTTCCAGAAGGTTCGGCGCCACCTTCCCCACTTCACCCTTGTACGAATGATACTTCTTAATACGTACCCGGCATTTGATCTTCTCTTCATTCATTAGCCGCAGGACTGCTTTATGATTGATCCGGTATCCGCGATTGTGCAGTTCCATGGTGATCCGTCGATAGCCATATCGCTCCTTATTCTCGCAAAATATGTTTGTGATCTGTTCTTTGATCTCGCTGTACTTGTCCTCGTCGTTCCGGTGCTTGATGTAGTAGTAATACGTTGATCGTGCAAGCCCGGACACTTCAAGCAGCAGCTTGATCGTGAATGCATGCCTCAGTTCCCAGATCACTTGCGCCCTTTGCCGCGGCGTTCCTCTTCCAGAACCAAGGCTCTCAATTTTTTTAGATACGCATTCTCCGCTCTTAATCTTTGTACTTCCGCAATCAGATTTTCTTCGACTTCGGGCTTGAGCTTTTTCGGTCTGCCTGTACTTTTCCTTCCTCGACGTTCAATATACAGACCTTCAGGCCCTTCTTCAAGATAGATGCGCTCCCAGTTTTTCACTTGCGTATCTGATCGAACCTCAAATCTCCTTGCTGTTTCCTGATAACTCAGTAGTTCTTTACGCATGGTTTCTACAACCATTTGCTTGAATTCGCCTGTATACTTTTTGTTCGTCCCACTCTTTGCCATATGAAATCACCCCACTTGTTAGCATTATATCACATGTCTAACAAATGGGGTGCAGTTCACTATGCTATGAAATTGCTAAAAATAATAGCATCGGGATTACCGTTGTTTGATGAGAAATGTGAGATAGACTTTTTTGCCCAGCAGAGAGTCAATGATGAAAGCAGTGAGAAAATGGGGCGTTTGTTTGCGTCGAGTTCAAGGCAATACTATCAGAACAACGCCTTGGCTATTATTGGCATAAACGCTTCAGGCAAGACAACTGTTTTGAAACTGATCTCGTTTGTCGGAGGATTGTTGAATAATAAGCCGGTTAACGATATTTCGTACAGTGAGATTATGGACGGGCTTGATAGCAGTAGTGAAGCAATTTTTGATATCTATTTTTATGATGATAATCAGACTATAAATTGTCTTCACACCGTTATAAGTAAGAAAGATGGCCGTTTAGTGATTACGGATGAGACATTGAAATCTAAGCCTTCATCTAATGTAAGGAGTAAGATATCTATCTTTGACTTTGATAATTGCAAGGAATCTGTGACGCGGGATAACAGCGAAGCGTTTTTGCTTGATGATGTCAGCATTATGGTCGCCTTTAACAAAAAAGCAAAGAAGCGCCTTGCAATGACCGATATGCTGCAATATACCAATATCAATGAACTCTGTATCAACGAGGATTGCCCGTTGGAGTTGATATCCTTCTTTAACCCGAGCATTGAATACCTCCGCATTAAGTCTAAAGGTAAAGACAGTGATATTCGACTGAAGTTCTTTGGCGAAGAAGAAATCGAACTAAACCGGAAGACCGACTTGAACCGATACCTTTCTTCCGGAACAATAAAGGGCATTAACACTTTCTCTAATGCGATAAGAACATTTAAGAATGGTGGGTATCTAATTATTGACGAGCTTGAAAACCATTTTAATCATGAGATAGTTTCTACCTTAATTCACTTCTACATGGACAGGAAGGTCAATCCTAAAGGAGCGATGCTCATCTTTTCTACACATTATGATGAACTTCTTGATAAGTTTGATCGCAATGATTGCATATATATTGTCAGGAACCGTAACGGCATTAGCGCGGAGAAGCTTGTAAATGTGCTTAAACGGAATGATATCAGGAAAAGTGAAGCATATCAAAGCGGATTCCTTGGAGGTACTGTACCTGCCTATGAAGCTTATATAAAGCTGAAGAAAAGTCTCATCACCTCTCAAGCGGAGGCTAAATGATGCTATTTACAAAATATGTTGCGTGCATTTATGAAGGTATGGACATATTGAAACCAGAAACGATAATTGATCGAAGGGGCGGATTCCGCCCTCTTTTTATACCTGACGGGAGGAAACTTAATGAATAACAAACGCAGAAAAGAATTGCGCAGGGCTATCGACATGATAGAGACGGCGCTGGATATAGTTAACAGCGTCAAGGACGAAGAAGAAGATTCTATGTGCAACTATCCTGAGAACTTGCAGGGCACGGAAACATACGAGACCATGGAGGTTACTGTGGATACTATGGAGGAAGTCGCCTCTGCCATTGAGGATGCTGTGGACTCGCTGAACAACGCCGTAAGCTTACTGGAGGAAACCGTATGACAGAACAGCCGCCGTTCAACTCGGTCGAAACGTTCATACAGGAATACTACCGCCGCAACCCAGACGGGCACTACTTCGACCCGGAGATGCTGAAGTATTTTGGGGAGGACAAGGCGCTCATGCGGGTAATAAACAGGGCGATGATGCTGGCCACGGATATGTTCGGAAATGGCCCGTTCAAACCGTACTATGTGCTGGTGCGCCCGCCAAAGGTGAAATACCAAGTGGAAACGTGGGACTGTGTGCTGTTTGATGTGGAGACATTTCGCCCGATAACAAGCGAATTTGCGCCCAGAACAGAGCAGCAAGAAGCCGTTCAGAATGCAATCAAGCGTGAAATCTGGTTAAGTTAGGAGGAGGCATTATGATAGCAGGAGCATTAGCAACTTTATTGGCAAGCGGCGCATACTTTGCGGCGGACAGCATCAAGACGAACGCCAACATATACCGCAACGCCAACCGCATGGATGACGAGGGCGTATTCTGGCCCACCAATCCGGAAGTGGAGCGTATGTTGCAGCATGACATTCGCAGTCTGTGGGAAACCGGCAAGCGTGACTTCATACCGGAGGGGCTGGAAGGGTTCTTCGAGGAAAACAACAGCGCAAGAGGGGCTTACTTCGATGCCTTGGCCGCGCAATGTATGCTGGAAAACGGCTGTAAGCCCATGGAGGCATGGGGCTCGTTCAATCGGCACACTTATAATTGTTTTTTGCAGTACAACAGGTCGTATGGTGCGGATGCAAACGAGTGGCTGCGCATACACAAACCGGAAATCATTTTGGCGCGGATTGAGAAAACTAAGAAGATAATCCATGAAGCGCAGGTGGCCTCGAAGAAGGCGGCGGATAAGAACAAAATAATATTCGCTATTGTCTTGACGCTCTGCTTGAGCCTGATAGTCGTGGGCATAGTCAAAATGGCAATAGTTAAGAACGAGTTGGTAGCGCAGTTCAGCCAGTTGTCCTTCTATCCGCATCCCGATATTACAAAGGCTATCAATGAGTGTGCTCATATGGACAGCGATTACAATGCTGGAGTGCGTTATCTGGTTTGGGGCGTACTCTTGTCAAGTCTGGTACTGATGCTGGGTTGGCCAATGGTAAAAGGTGCAAAGATAACGGTGAAGTTATGATATAACCAAGTTGAAATGCAGCAGGCGAAGGCGGAAGTTGGGACAATGTTCCACTTGATTCGCTTTATACTCTGTGCAGCACGGTTGCGAATAAAGGCCTTTTGTGCTAAAATTCCGGTAATAAAAACAGTAGTTGAAGGGGCAAGTATGAGCGAAGCGAGAGTCCTATATTGTCAAAGCTGCGGAGCGATGCTGAACGTAGAGGCCAACCGTGCCTACATTTTTTGCCAGTACTGCGGCGCGAAGAACGTAATTGCGTCCGAGCAGATGAAGACCAACATTAACATAGGCGGCATTCAGATAACGGCAAAAACGGAAATAGAGAACATAATCGCCTCCGCTGAGTACGCCGTTTCCATAGGTCAATACAGCAAGGCAAACGAAATGCTGGTTGCGGCAATCATGAGCGGCTATGATGATTACCGCATATACATCACAAAGGCCAAGATAGACCTGCAGCTTGACCACAACCGCAGCCTGTTCGAAAGCCTGCGCAAGCTTCAGCAGCTTGAGCAGCGTCAGAACGGCAATCAGGCTGTTACGGCAGCCATTCGCGAGTTTATGCATTACCGCGGCAAAAACGGCGTTACCGCACTGCACATCTCAACCTTCCATGAGCAGATGGACATGGTGGTCTACTGCGTGGAGCACGGAAGCGATGTGAACTGCATCGCCGGCGTGAACCGCGTAACGCCCATCAGCATTATGTTCGTGCCTATATCAAACAAGCTTACCGGGCTTGGCGGCACACCGTTCGTTCATCACAAGGCAGCCGTGAAGGAGATCCGCCGCTACCTGATGTCCTGCGGCGCAAAGGATTCTTTCAGGTTTGGATATTGAGTTGCTGGAAAAGTTGTGAAACTTTCACAACTGATTTTTTTGTATGGCTACTATATAAATATCAAGCTGGGAAAAGTCCAGCTTGATTTTGAATATTTGTAAAACGATTGTGAAAAGTGACCTCAAATACAAAATGCGGCATAGAGAGGAACGATTTTTTTATTGCCCTCAAGGCCGAAGTTTTTTGCAGAGAGCTTGATAGCATAAGCGGGCTTGTAGGTGTCCATATAGACTTTTAAGCTCTTGGCTCTGGTGTTGTCGGCAGACTTGACCTCAATGGGAATGAGCTGCCCGTCACGCTGAATGATAAAATCAATTTCAGCGCCACGCTCGGACTCCCAATAGTAGGTGCGGTAGCCGTTAATAGAGAGCTGCACATTGACATAGTTCTCCGCCATACCGCCCTTGAAGTCGTTAATTTCCTCGACCATATAGAGGATGTCATTGGCAGCTAAATCCTTCTTGGCGCAAAGCAGCCCTAAGTCGGACACATAAATCTTGAACGCATCAATATCACGGTAGTTTTCAAGCGGCTTTTTGATTTGCTCCACCTTGTAGACCTGTGACACGATACCAGACAAGCAAAGCCATTCAATCGCATTTTCAAATTCGGAAGCCCGTCCGCCTTTCTTAATCAGCTTATATTGGAAACGGGTATTTTTCTTTGAAAGCTGAACGGTTATATTATCGTAGGCAAGTCTGGTTTTCTTGATTTCATTCAAGTTGTTATACTTGCTCATATCATTGAGATAGCTTGCAAGTATCGTATCCTGCGTATGACGGACGAGGATATAATCTTTTGTTTCAGCAAAATGCATCACGCACTCCGGCATACCGCCGACCACAAGATACTGACGGTAAAGCTGCATTGCGGCATCGTGCAAGGCAGACGGCAACGGCGTATCGGTTTGGAAGCACTTTTTAATCTGCTCTACCAAGTCGTTCTCACCGAGCGCCAACATAAATTCCTCCATATCCATAGGATAAAGCGTTTTCATATCGACCTTTCCTACGGGGAAAGAGAATTTTGCTCTGTTGACCGCAACGCAGAGCAAGCTGCCTGCAACGATGATGTGGTAATCTGGAGCGTCCTCGCAGAAGTATTTAAGCGAAGTCAATGCCCTTTCGCAGAGCTGCACCTCGTCGAATACAATCAGCGTTTTTTCCTTTACGATAGTCTGGCCTGCAATATGGGACAAAATCGGTATCAGATAATCGGGGCTGATGTTTTCCTCAAAGGTTTCGTTCAGCTTTGGGTTGGTTTCAAAGTTAAAGTATGCCACATTTTCATAGTGAGTGCGCCCGAACTCCAGAATGGAATAGGTCTTTCCAACCTGTCTTGCACCTTGTAAAATAAGGGGCTTGCGGTGAACGCTATTTTTCCAAGCTTCCAAAAAAATCATAAATTTCCTGTACATAATCAGACCTCCTTAAAGGTACTAAGTACAGTATAACGAATATTCGCGTAAAATTCAATGAACTTTTACTTAAAATTTGCGCTAAATAACACGAATGTACTATTTTGAGAAATATGATATTTGTTTTCAATGGGTTACCGCCCCTTTTTTATTTGAAATTTGCAACATGACCGTATTTTGATACAAGCGGGTTCTTTTGTGCTATAATCGGCAATGATAAACGAACGAAGGAGGACGCGGGCATATGCGAGCATGTAATCAAAAACAAGGCTACGGTTAGCGGAAGGCGGAACACGGGGCGAAGACCAAAGGATCCGTTGACCTGCAAATCTAAATCATCATTTCATATTAAAGAAGGCAAAATGAACATCATAATCGAATACAAGAGGTTTCACGGAACAAGCAACGAATCAGCTAAGTTATTAGCATATCTATCAGTTTTTATTCATATCATCAAACATAATCAATGAACAGGAGCGAGTTAAATGCACGTTAAGAACATATATCCCACCACAACCACCAACGAAGACCTTATAGGGCTGGCCGAGATGGCAAGCACATATCTTAGCAGCATGCCGGCGGCGCTTGCGACTAACGAGATATTGGCCGTGCCTACCGAGCGCGTCATAAGGCACGCAAAGGGAGAACGATAATAGGTGATAGCAATATACGCAAGGCAGTCATTGGATAAGAAGGACAGCATATCAATCGAGACCCAGATAGAACTATGTAAAAAGGAGATAGGGGACGAGCCATATAAAGAATATGTAGACAGAGGCTACAGCGGCAAGAATACGAACCGCCCGCAGTTCAAGGCAATGATGCAGGACGTGGAGAACGGCGTTATTAGCAAGATAATAGTCTATAAGCTGGACAGACTCAGCCGTTCCACGCTCGACTTTGGCGAACTGATGGACGCATTGAGTAAGCACAACGTGGAGTTCTCGTCCACAAGGGAGAAGTTCGATACGTCAACGCCCATAGGCAAAGCCATGCTCAATATAATAATGGTGTTTGCGCAGCTTGAGCGCGAAACCATTCAAGTGCGCGTACAGGACAACTTCCGCATGCGCTCCTCCCGCGGGGCATACGACGCAAAGGCCCCATACGGATACGCAAAAACAAAGGTGATGGTTCAGGGCAAAGCCGTAAGCACACTCAAACCGGACAAGGCGTATTCGCTAATGGTCAAAAAGATATTCGAGCAGTATGCCTATACGTCCACATCATTAGGCTACCTTGCCCGTACACTTAACCAGCAGGGTATAAAGTCAGCAAACGGCGCCGCATGGGATTCCTGCAAGCTGAGCAAGCTGCTGTGCAACCCGATCTACGTCAAGGCTGATGCCGAGGTATACAAGTACTACCGCGCCAAGGGCATGGAGATAACCAATGATATAGACGACTTCCGCGGGCAATACGGCTGCGTAACATACGGTCAATGGGACAGGGCGAAGAACAAGTTCGCTCAGCTTTCGGGGCTAACGTTGTCCATAGGTCTGCATGAAGGCATTATTGATGCAAAGACATTCCTTGCCTGCCAGTACAAGCTTGCCGACAATACGCAGATAAATAACACCGGCCGCGGCAAGCATTCTTGGCTGACGGGTCTCTTAAAATGCGGCTGCTGCGGCAAGGCAATGAAGGTCATGACGTATAAAGAAACGGCTACGTTCAGATGCTCCGGTGCGATGAACACCGGGCTGTGCAGCGATTCGCCGTCAATCGGCATGCATGAAATAGAGGAAGCAGTTGAGCGGGAGATATTCGCCCATGTAGCGCGGCATCAGGAGCTGGTGGTTCAGAAGCGCAAAGAGGAGGACAACAAGGCGCACAACTATAAAATCGCCATAGCAAAACTGGATGACCAGATAGCCAACCTTATAACCGCCCTTGCCGACGGTACGGAGCTGACCATGAAGTACATAAACAGCAGGATAAGCGAGCTGCAAAAGCAGCGCGACATCTTGGCCGCCGAGCTTCAGCAGCATAAGAACGCCACCAAGCAGCAGGATGATATAAAGCAGTTCCATGACATAATCAACCTTTGGCCCGGCATGACCATCCCGCAAAAGCATGAAATAGCCATGATGCTCATCAAGCGCGTGGAAATTCAGGAGGATACGACGAGGATTTATTGGAAGTATGATCTGTAG